CACGACGAGATCGACACCTGGATTCAGATGTTTCAGGCGATGAAGGACTATGACCCGGAATCGTAGCTCGGCAAAAGCCGCGGGCACGAAGTTCGAGACTTCGATAGCACAACATCTAGCCATTCATGTAGACGACCGAATCGAACGACGCCGACAAACCGGATCTCGAGACCGGGGGGACCTGTCCGGTATCCGCGTACTCGGTAACCGTATCTGCGCCGAGCTCAAGGACTACGGCGGCGTCATCCACGCGGCCACATGGATCGCGGAAGCCGAACTCGAAGCCGCAAACGATGACGCAGCCGCCGGAATCGTCATCGCCAAACGACGCGGCATCACAGACCCCGGACGCCAATGGGTGCTCATGGACGTCGACACCCTCATCACCCTCATCACAGGAGAACGACCATGAACGCGGTTCGTACGACAGCATTGGCCGCTGTCCACAATCAGCCCGTTGGCCGCAGGTACACGGTTGCGGAGGTCAAGCAGATCGTCTACCCGCTGATTGAGGTGATCGACAACGCCCTTCTCCTCGAGCACAAACCCGGAGCAGGCAAACGCGACATCATCTCCGCACTCAAAGGAACCGACCGATGACACTCCAAATCCTCGACGTCGAACAAGGCTCCGAAGAATGGGACGCGGCCCGACGCGGCATGGTCACCGCATCAGTCGTAGGCCAACTCCTCACCTCGAGCTTCACCGTCGCCCACAACGACACCTCAAGAGCGCTCACCGCCCACCTGACAGCCGAACGAATCACCGACTACACCGAACCCAACTACGTGTCAGCCGACATGGAACGCGGCAACTACGACGAACCAATCGCCCGCGACCACTACAGCGAGCATGTATCACCGGTGAGACAGTGCGGGTTCATGATCAACACCTTCGGCTACCCCATCGGATACTCACCTGACGGCCTGGTCGGCACTGACGGACTCATTGAAGTGAAGAGTCGCCGGCAGAAAAAGCACCTCGACACCATCCTCACCAACACCGTCCCACCCGAGAACATCGCCCAAATCCAATGCGGCCTACTCGTCTCCGGACGGGACTGGTGCGACTACGTGTCCTGGTGCGGCGGCATGCCCATGTGGCGGATCCGCGTCTACCCCAACCAGCACATCCAAGAAGCCATCATCCAAGCCGTCGCCGAGTTCGAAGAAACCGCCGCCACCATGATCGCCCGCTACCAGCAGCGCACAGCCGGACTACCGACAACCGAACGCGGCATCGACCTCTACACAGAAATGACCCTCAATGGACATCACTAGCAGCCTCGCCCCACGGTCCGACCAGCTCAACGCAGACGATCTCATCGGCGGGCCCATCACTGTCACGATCAAGGAAGTCACCCCCGGTAAAGCCGAGCAGCCCTTCGACTTCCAACTCATCGAATACCCCGGACGCGCCTACCGCCCCAGCCTCGGCATGCGCCGCGTCATCGCCCACGTATGGGGCGGGGAAGCATCCGAATACGCCAGCCGGAAGCTAACCCTCTACCGGGACCCTGACGTCACCTTCGGCAAAGACCGCACGGGTGGCATCCGGATCTCGCACATGTCCAACATCAGCGAACCGGTCAGCCTGCCCGTCACGGTGTCGCGTGGCCGGCGAGTCAACTTCACGGTCAAGCCGCTTGAGGTGCAACACCCGACCCCAAGTGCAACACCCGACCCCGTACTCTTCGACGAGTGGGTCTCCGTCATCAACGAAGCATCCACCATGAGCCAACTCGAGGCCGCATGGAAAGGCGCAACCACAGCAGGTATCACCCGTGATACACGCATCATCGCCGCCAAAGACAAAAGGAAGACCGAGCTGGGCTGATGGCCGAAGACAGACTGCTGCGCGGCCAGATGCGCAACTCAGAGACCGTCAACAGTTGGCCTATCCCAGTCCGCTACTTCTGGACGCAACTCTGGGGATACTGCGACGACTGGGGACGCGGCTACTACGATGCCCGCCTCATCGTCGCCGGCTGCTTCCCACTTGACGCCAGAGTGACCGCCAAGAAGGTCTCCGAGTGGATGTCCGTACTCGAGGCAGACGACGTTCTACGACGGTACGAAGTCGAGGGTCGCCTCTACTTCGAGTGCGTCAACTGGGACGAACACCAGGACCGGAAATACAAGAAGAAGTCAGTCATTCCAGAGCCTTCAAAAAGTTTTGAAACTTTGCCAAAAGTTTCTCTAGGTATAGGGGTAGGTAAAGGGAAAGAGATAGGGGTAGGGAGCGCAACCGCCGCCACCCCATTTTGCTCAAACCACCCAGGCGGAACAGACAAGCCCTGCGGACCATGCAGGACAGCGCGCCTCGCATTCGAGGCATCCCTCAAAGATCCGAAGACGAAGGCCGTCACCGCAACCCCACGCAGGTACAAGCCAGACGACGGACACAAACACCACGTCCCGCCCGGTGGCGAACACTGCGAACTCTGCGAAACGAGAATCACATGACATTCGTCGGCTCCATCGATCCACCCGATGACCGATGGAGCTTCAGCGACACCGCATTCCGTCTCTTCCTCTGCACCGTCAACCCGGCTGATTTCAGCCCATACGAATGGCGTCTATTTCGCGCATTCAGACTCGAACTCGAAAGGAACTATCGATGACCGACTACATCAAAGCCGAAATCTCAGGCACCGTCGGACGGACAGGTGAAGCGAAAAACGGCCCCTACGCCGTCATCGAGATCACCAAACCCGGATCCCAGTACCCCGAACGTGTGACCGTCTGGGGCCTCAACTCGACCACCGGCAGTCCGATCACCGTGACCGGGAATCTGAGTTGGAAGAAGTCGGAACGTGACGGGAAAACCTACGTCGACGTGTCGCTGAACAACCACGAGATCGTCAGGCAAACCGACCAAGCACCGACTGCCTACAACGATTCTGACGTCCCGTTCTGAACCCGGAGATCACCTTGGCTGAGCCCGAACTCCTCGACCTCATCGACCAACTCACCCAACCCGAATACGTGCCCATCACACGCAAAGGACAACGGGTCACACGAAAGGACGAAGCCCTCCTCGAGCAGCTGCGTCGAGCAGTAATCGGCGACGTCGGCGGAGGCCGCGGCGGATCCAGGGCGGCACGCGAACGCACCCCGATGGACGTCACCGCGTTCACGCTGCTCGAGCAGATCGACGGCCGGGTCAGGTCGTGGGTGCATGACCTCAACGGTGACGAGAAAGGCGAACTCGTGAGCGTGCTGCGGCGGTGGTACAACCTGTGGACCAGATATCCTCGCATCGAGGCCGACACTCGCCGTCACTCGGCTGTAGTCGCAGGCTGGGTCACCCAGATCAGCGACATCATCGACCCGCCCACCAAGCTCGAGATCACATCCCGGTGTCCCGAGTGTCAGCAAAGGTGGATCACTCGCGGCAGCGGAAACGAAGCCGAATCGGTGGGGGCCTTGTCGGCGATCCTTCGCGACGGGACCGAGTTCGAAGCGTCCTGTGCCGGCTGCGGGAAGCGATGGGTGGGCGTGTCTCAGATGCGTCAGTTGCGGATCGCGATCGACGAGTCAGAAAAAAGTTCGGCGACCGCTTGACAAGTAGAACTACAACCGTGTAACTTTGACCCCGTGCTGGATATCTCCATCTAAAAAACGGGTTACCAGCGCCAGATTCAGTTCACCAGGCTCACCTTCGGGTGGGCCTTTTGCGTGAACGGAACGGAAAAGATGTCCACGCTCGCAGCCGCACTCGCGGCACAGAAACCAGTCGGCAAAGGCACCAGATGCGGTGTCGGCAACCTGCTCGAACAACTCGACGACATCGACCGTCAAGCCCTACTCAACGCCCTCGACTCCGAAATGTTCTCCACCGACATCAGCCGTGCGCTGTACTCGGAAGGGCACAAGATCGGCGGCGGAACCGTTGCACGTCACCGGAAGCGGGAGTGCAACTGTGACCGTGGCTAGCGCGATCGCGGACAAGATGCGTGAACGGACCAAGAACGTCCGCATCCTCACCATCGACGTCGAACGTCAACGCGGCGAATGGAAAGTGCGCCGCTGGGATCCGTACCCGCCGAAGTTCCTGCCTATGGAGACGATGGTCTCCCGTCCGCGGATCATGTGCTTCGCCGCGAAATGGCACACCTCCGACGAGGTTGAGTACGTTGACGAGCGCGGCAAGAACGGTCAGGAACGCATGGTGAAAGCCATGTACGACCTCGTGAACGCGGCGGACGTGCTGATCACCTTCAACGGTGACCGGGCCGACATTCCGTGGATGAAGGAAGAGTTCCGGTACGCCGGACTGCCGAAGCCGATGCCGTCGAAGTCGATCGACCTGTACAAGCAGCTCAAGGGCGAGTTCGCTCTCCCGTACCGGTCGCTGCGTTATGCCGCTCGAGAGTTCGGCAACGCCGCGAAGATGGACACGTCCGGGCTGGACCTATGGGAGCGGTGCGAGGCCGGCGAAGTCGAGGCATGGGACCTCATGCGCGAGTACAACGAGCAAGACGTTCGTGCGACCGAAGACCTGTGGTTCGACACGGTTCCGTGGCTGAATGGAACAACCCACATGGGCGTCCTGATCGGCGACGGGGAGCATCGTTGCCCGAACTGCGGATCCACCGATCTGATCGTTCAGGATCGTCCGGCTCGAGCGTATGTGCGCGAGTACCAGGCGTACAGGTGCGCGGCATGTCAGTCGCCGCTTCGCACGAACTTCCTTGTCGGCAAGCCGCAGTACACGCGGCCTGTCAGGTAACAGATTTCCGGCATCAACCCTCAGACCAACGCTTGCACGAGACCTCGAGTCTCATTAGTTCCCTAATGCTGAGCGAGCTGATGCCGGAACCGGTTTCAACTGAACACGCGCTAGCCACGACGGTAGATATCGGGGCACAACTGTTGCACTTCGGTGACAACGGATGTGCCTGACCGGGAGAGTGCCGATGGTGCGACCGGTCAGGCTTCTCGGGGCGTAGTTGGTTGGCTGCCCGATGGTCTCGAGCTTGATCATCGGTCACATACAGGGTTCGACTCCCTGACGCTCCACGGGAGACTGATCATCTCCTGACGCAAGCGAGCGTGAGCGTACCGCGGGATCGCGACCTGCCTTGAATCGTGGCTTGCGTCATTGCTCCTCGTCCTCCTCCGGGATTGGCGAGGCTTATCGCTGATGAGCCCCTGGCTCACTAGGCGACGTCATTCCTGAGCATGAAGGAAAACTGCTCACCTAATCTTCCCCACACCAAGTAGGTGATGTATGCAAAGACGCATCATCACCACCACCCTGTACGCGGTCGCCCTGATCGTCTGCATGACATCCGGTTGGCACACCTGGCCACTCTGCATCGCCCTCGGTGCCGTCCTCGGACTGCACACTGCCGGCTACCACATGGCTGACGACCGGCCAATGTACATCTCAGACGACGACCTGTACAAGTGGCTGTCCAATGGTTGACATCGGCCGCCGCGAAGACAGGCTCCTCGAGAAGATCAGCGAGCTAGTACGCGAACGCGACCTCGCGTACTACGAGCGTGATGAAGCGCTCAAAGAGGTCGCACGCCTAATGAACAGAATCGACAATCCCGCCAATGTTCGCATCTGAATACCCCGAATGGGCCGTCATCAACTGGGCCGTTTCCAAGACCATTCCCGTTTGGAAGGGCAACGCGCAAAGCAAGCCGGCATGGTTCCGCACCAACTGGGCAATCAGTCAGACGATCCCGGCCTAGCAATGTCTGACTGGGCTGTCGAACCGCACGACGAGATCCCCGAACTCGACCCCGACTACCAACCCGTCCGATCACATTGGGCAACACTCCAAGACAAACTCGACCACGCCACCTACGCACAGTTGC